GTTTTGTCTGTATCAAACAAAACTATCTTGCTATCTTTTTCTATATAATAATTAGTCATTTATTGTGCTCCTTCTGCGTATACAAAACAAAAATCGTATAATGTTCCGCCTGCACTATAGTCTACCTGTATAAAATCACCCTTTTTACCCATACACCAAACACAACAGGTATGCCCTGCTATTGGTGATATCGCGATAATATCCAGTGCATCATTTGCTCTGTTTTGCATAAACACATGTTGATTACTGGCAGTAGCGAGCTTGTTGACACATAAATAACCATCGGCTGGCAATTGGTACAATTGTCCGCTTTGACCGAGAATTAACTCTATTCGTTTAGAGCTGGGCATAGATGCGGTGGCGGCTTGGAGTTTATCTGTTTTGTTTGATAATTCCTCAAGAATCTCACCCGCGTTGAGCATATCCAGATTCTCTACGGCGTTTGCAACCTTGAAGTAGAGATTGATATTTTCATCATATTCACTAGGTTGTGGAATCGCACCATATCCGCAAGCGTACCAAGTGTTTGTTTTCTTGCTATCTCCATTAGCGTCGCTAAATGTAAACTGATTAGTTTGTTTTGCTCGTATCCTGTTTATACCATCTGTAGTTAAAGCATTCTGGTCATTCTCTTGTTGAGTAGTTACAAAATAATTTGTAGTAGAAAAGCTTTTTAAAAATGATACAGTAGTATTATTGGTACAGTTTGTGGCTGTTCCGCCCTGTTCAATCCAACCATCAGAATACCAGTTATACCAATTTGTTCCATCAACATAAGATTTTGCTAATACTCTATCCTTTGTTCTGATAGGGCAAGTAAAACTCATACTATCTTGGTCAACTTTCCAATACAAGCTATAATCTGTACCAGATACCATATGAGCTACGTCTATAACCTTGATATTCCAAATGTTATTGTCAGGGGTTAATGCTTGTACCAATTTGTTATAACAAGATGTATAAATCCCACCACTAGCTTTGGTTTCGTTAGCTTTTAACCAAGAAACATTGTTAGGTTTGAAGTCAAAATACTGTCCTGTAAACAACGGCACAGTGTCATTTTCAGTTGTAGTAACATCCACAACATCAGAAGCCGCACTTTGCACTTTTACATTGCCGACTACAATGTACAAAAGTTTCTTTGTTGCATAAGGCTGTACTGTGTCGGAGTTGCCATAGATAGGGTTGGAAAGTGAAGCGTCAAGGCTCCAATTTCTCATACGTGCTACGTTTACGCTTCCTTGCCACATAGCACCTGAATATATAGTATCTATCTTCAGAGCCCCTGTTGCTACGCCTTCTGAAATATCACCGACCATTGTGCCGGTAATATTCGGCAGCCCGGCTTCTACATAATCGCCTGTTTCGTCAGTGTTTACAGTGTACTGTGAACGTGTGCCTCTGGGTAAAAAGATTCTTTCATTTTCTGTATCTACGCCGTAAAACCACGCCTCACCGCGTTGAGAAAAGATTTCATCAACAGTGGCTTTGTCTGCGATGTCGTAGAAGATGTGTCCGTTAGGGTTCTTTGTGGCTGTAGTTGCACCGCTCCACCATAACTCATTATCAATTTTTATATAACACTCTTTAAGGTCAATTGAGCCTGTGAAAGCACCCTGAAAATAATTACCGTCGTTATTAAAATCTGCACCTAATGTAGGAATAGAGCCGCTGTTTATGGCTGTTGTAGTATTGTTTGTCCCCTCAATTAAAAGATTATCTTTTGAGGTTCCAAGACTTAGTTCATAGCCTGTTACCGAATTATATGCCAATTTTACATAATAATCAGTAGCTGGCGTAAGCGCTGTTGTACCTATTATAGAAAATAGTAGAGTTGAAGTATTATTTATAAATGATGCAGCTTGAAGCTTTCCATCTTCACCTATACTAATATCAAAAGGCTGATAACCAACACTAATTGTATTCAATATATATTGTATTGTGCCAATTGTTCCTGTTTTGAATTTATAGAACATCTCCCAATTTTTATTCGAGGGATTGAAAGCCTTAGGTAAATTTGCCCAAGTTGTTGAGCTAAACCCGCTCAACACTCCGTTGTTTACTACAGGAGAGCCCACTACTTCAACATTGTTTTTCAAAGCCAAAAGAGTGTTGCCTTCTGTGCTTTTTTGCGCCACGCACTCGTTGTAAAAATCAGGGTAGCCGTAGCGAGAACCGGCAACGGGTTCCTTGTACACGTACGTGCCTAAAAGCCCGAAGCCCATTGACTCCTCAAAGCTCAAGATGTGGTCTTTTTCTACCACGTCGAAGAGGGAGAAGCCAGAGCCTGCTGTATCTCTTATTACATCTTTACCAGCCTCGGTTATGTTTGAAAGGTCTTTGTCGGCATTATTTCCGCCAGGTGTTCCGTTTGTTATCTTTGTGACTCTGCCTTTTTTATCTACTGTAATACTATCGGGATAAACATAAGTGTCCTCTGTAACCCCGCTATTCGGGAGTCTTTCGGGGTTTAATATTCCTGACGTTATATTATCAGCATTTGATGCATCAACGGATAATAATTTATTATCTGTACCGAGCTTGATACCGTTGTTTTCATCATTTGAAACTAAGTCCTTTATGAAATTCGATATTTTTTCTTTTCTTAACTGGTTGTGTTGTGAATCTGTAATAACCATAATTTCATCATCATTTGATGATTCTGTTATATCAGGTAATTCACCTACTAGTTGTTTATCCATTATGTAAACTCCTTAAAAAGCCCCCTAGAAAAGGGGGCTAAACTAATTATGTTGTAGCTTTCGGTTGCAATACAGCGAACGGATAACGTGTGCTGCTTGTTGCGTTTTTACGAGTAATTGGGTTAGCAATTTGTACAGCTAATCTCATTACGCAGCGTAATGCTACCATGTCTTGTTGTGCAAGGTTGTATGCAATAGTGCCATCAGTGTTTTGGATGATAGCCTGGTCTAAGACTTTATATGTCATATCCTGACGTAGAGAATAAACAGCTTTAGTAAAATCGCCTGCAACCATAAGAGCTTTTGTTGCATCAAAAACACCTTGGTTGTCATATTCTATTGGTCTACCTATCATTGTAGATGGGACACTTGATGTTAAACTAGGCATATATAAGAGCTGATTGTTTTTATCTCTTAAATCTCTAAGTCTGGCCTCCATTGTGCCATCGGCAAAAAATCCGTTCACTCTGTAACCGTCTGACTCGACCAAATCCATAAGTCCGTTTAATCCTATGATATCTGAGGCCAAGTCTGTATTTGTACCTATTTCAATTTTGTTTTCTGCGGCAATAGCGGCAGGAACGATTGCCTCGGGCCAAGAAGTAGGTTTATTTGTACCGTTTAAAATAGCTGCATCAATAGCAACCCCAAATGCTTCTTCAATTTGGGGTCTTAATTCTCCCCATATATCGTAAGAGGAATCATCCAAAACAGACTCAGGGATAGGTACAATTACTGCGAGCTCTTCAGCAGTCAAAGTGATTTTATCCCATTCTGAATTTGTTGTTTTTTTCTGGTCTGTGTCACCATTCAAGAAATATGCGCTCGGCAATGCTGACAAAACAGGTAAGACTCTTTGTTTTGCTGACATATTGGGTAATCTTCTCATTAATGGTAATAGTTTCGAACGTTGCGGAACATTCTGTATAATTTCTCTGGAATATTCTATAGGAATTAACGCATCTGCGTTAGTACGTGAAATAATGTTTACATCTGTTGCCATAATTAAATCTCCTTATCTACCGAGTGCTGCTCTAATTGCATTGTTTGCACCGGCATTTTTTTGTTGAACTGTTTCTGTAGGTTGTGGGACTGCCCCTTTTTTCTTGAGTTCTTCTGTTTTGAAGCTTTCAAGAGCTGCTTGTACGCTTTCATTAGTTCTTGACTTCAACAAATTTGCAAACTTCTCTGCTTGTATTTTCACGTCTTGTTCGTCTACAATTTCAATAAACTCATCAGGGTTCAGACCGATTTCTTTAAATGCTTGACGGAATGTTTCTTTACGTTCAAATGTTGCCGCTTGATTTTTGTAATATTCAAGCTGTTCTTCTGCCGTTTTAGAGGATAATGTCAATTTTTCTTTTTCTTTTAAATATTCTGCAATTTTCCTGTCCTGCCCGGCACGTTCTTTTTTCAGTGTTTCCACTTGAACTTTCATTTCTTCAAGCTGTTTTTCGATGTCATTTCCGCCATCTTGAGGTTGTCCGTCAGTGCCTGCTGTGCCGTTTTGAACGTCAGAAGCAGCAACACCGCCGTTTTGTGGTTGTGTCATAATTTTCTCTCCTTTGAATATGTTACAAAGCCCTTTTGAAAGGGTTTAAATACTTTTTAAAATAGGGTATAATGTATTTGATAGTCTGATACGGTAAATCTCCCATCCGGGCCAACTGGCGACAGAGGGGTGCGGGAGTCCTCATAATCAGGCTATTATTTTTTGCTATGGTTATCAAAATACATTGACAAAAAGTAATTTTCGTTTTTATTTTTAGTAGTTTTTAAAGCTATGAGTAAATTTTGGCCATT